TGGTAACGTAACCATTAGTGGCAGTAGTGCTGCACTAACTCTCAATCCGACTAGCGGTAGCAGTATCATTGATGTTCGCGGTACTGGCAGCACCAATGATGGACTTCGCATTAGTGGTGCTGGCGCAACTTCATTCCTTAGTACCGACACACTAACCATACGCAACCGTGCAACAACGGTTCCCTATGGTGTGTTCAGTTCTACTGGTCTTGCAATGTCACTGCCAGTGACTGTACCTGATGATCCTTACGCTGTTGGTTGGAATGGCAGTGCAGCAGCACCTACTAAGAATGCTGTGTACGACAAGATCGAAGCAGTAGTTGGTAGTATTCCTGCTGCACCTTCTAGTGTCATTTCTGATGTTGCATACGCTCCGAGTTGGGATGGAGTAACTGGTATTGCTCCAACTAAGAACGCAGTATATGACAAGATAGAAGCACTTGCAGCTACTATTCCTCCTGACTCTACAGCAGCAGTAGCACTTAAGGTTGCTAAAGCTGGCGACACTATGAGTGGTGCATTGACTTTCAATGGTGGCACTGACGCTGCTCGCAGTATCATCTGGAGCGGTGGTGCACAAATGTGGGCCAACGCTGGTGGTGCGTGGGCTTCTAAAGCAACTGACCACAACTGGACAAACCTAGCTGGTGCTCCTTTTGGTTCACTGCAAAGTGCTGGTCTTTTTCTCAGTGCCAACATGACTTGTAATGGTAATGCTTGGGTTGGTCCTTCAAGTGGTGCAGCAGCTGATACTTCTATCACTATGCAGAACACTGGCAGCTACAACACTTTGTCAATGAACAGTTACAATACAGGTGGAACAGGACTCTCAGGAGACGCCTACATTCAGTCATTGCGCGCTGGCGCATTAGCAATCTCAGGTATTACTGGTATTGACTTCCGCGTTCTTCATACAAAGTATGCACAACTCACTACTCTTGGTTTGGTTGCTTACTGTCCTGTACAGGCTAAAGCACTAGTTCCAGGCTCAAATGGTTGGGCAGGTCTAGCTCCAGGCAGTACTGCTAATGCTGGTTACGTTGAGTTCTACAATCCAGCACAAGCTCGTGTTGGTTACATTGGTTTCGCTGATGCTACCTCTTTCAGTTACACAGTTGAAGCTGGATTAAACTCAAAGCACTACGCGACCTCTCATCTTTTCTATAACAGTGCCAATGGTAATCTGTTTGGTGCTTTTGGTCCGAATGGTGCTAGCAGCCAACTCGCTGTTGGTACTCCAGGACAAGAGATTTTCTTGTTAGCTGATGCTGCTCAACAAAAGATCTTCTTTGCTTCTACTGGTGGCACTGGCTTCTTGTATGGTGACTCTATTCGTTGGGGCTTCTACAAAGCTGGCGGCGGGCACATGGAGTTTGAGCACGCATTTGGAAACCTTAAGGTGAACGGTAAGCAATGTTTCCGTCAAGCTAACTCTGCTTTTCTCAGTTCGGAAATCTATATCGGTTCTGGTGCACCGAGTGGAGGAAGTGACGGCGATGTCTGGTTGCAGTTCGTATGACCGCGTGGGTCAAAGTTGCGGGAACATGGCGCCAGTTCAACCCGAAGGTTAAGGTTGCCGGTGCATGGAAAACAGTATCCAATGGCTTTGTTAAAGTCGCAGGCACATGGCGTAAGTTCTACGGTTCGATTACTTTCGATCAACCATTCGGACCAATAAATGTATATGAGTTTGCAACATCAGCGAATGTCACCATCAATGCATCATCTAGTGATGTAGCTTGGACTTATACAAAGTCAGGGAGTGGAGCGATATATCTCTCTGCTCCAACATCAGGTGCAACTGGGGCCTTGTGGTCATGTACAATGGCTTACGGTCCCGGTGAAGTTCGTGGAGCAGTTGTTAATCTTAGTGCATATCAGAACAGCACAAGTACTTTACTTGGTTCCTGGACCATCAACATTACGTCTGATGGATCATAAAGGAGACAACACATGTTGGTAAAAGATCTGAGTGGCAATGGTGCTGGCGTAGAAGTCTCATCGAGTATGAGTAAGGTTGACTTCTCTACTGGCAACAAAGTTGTGCCTCATGGCTCTCGGTATCTCCGTGCACAAGGAGCAGGTAACATCACATTCCGTCCTGCTGGCAGTGATGTTGATGTCGTGTTGCCTGTTACCGATGGTGAGTACGTACCGATTGCTGGTGGTAGCACCATTAAGCAGGCTGGTACTACTGTTACTGGTCTTGTAGCTACAGAGTCACACTAATGAAACATGCTGACTTCCTGACACTAATGAACAGTGGTCCTAGCAGTCCATTCGGTCCTGAGCTTGTCATCAATGGCAACTTCGATACCAACACCGCTGGTTGGGATCCAATTGGAGGTGCTCCGGTACTTTCAGTTGACACCGGACGCATGAAAGTTGTGTCGGACGGTAATCCTGGAGTTGGAGCTAACCAAACACTTTCAAGTGTTCTAGAGATAGGTGCAACCTACAACTTCCGTGGTGTTATGACACTCGGTAACACTGCTGATATGGGTCGCCTCGGTCTTTCGTCTGGTCTTAGTGGATCATATCAGGTTGCTAGTACTCCTAATGTGAATGTCAACCTTGTAGCTACTGGTGTTAGTGTAGCAATCGCTTGTTTGATCGCTAGTTCAGGTGCGTGGGGAGCGGCTGGCAACTTCGCTTATTTCGACAGTATAAGTTTGCGAAAGGTGTTATGAAGCAGTACAAACAAATTAGAGGATCATTGCAGGACAAGTTCCAGCAATCACGTGCGAAGATACAACTCTTCGGCGGTGGGTTTGCTAATGGTAAGACAACAGCAGCCGTAATCAAGGCGCTTAAACTTGCCAAGGACTATCCTGGGAGCAATGGTTTGATTGCTCGTAGTACTTATCCTAAGTTGAATGATACTATAAGGAAAGAGTTCCTAGATTGGTGTCCTAACTCATGGATCAAACGCCGTGCCTTGTCTGTTGAGAACTTAATAGAACTTGAGAACGGTACTGTTATCAACTTTCGTTATGTACAGCAGCACGGTAAGGGTAGCGGGGAGGGATCATCCTCTAATCTTCTCTCCGCTACCTATGATTGGATAGTAGTAGATCAGATAGAAGATCCAGAGATTGCAGAGAAGGACTTCTTAGATCTATTAGGTCGTCTCCGTGGTAACGCCATCTACGACGGAGACGATCCTACAATGCCACGCACAGGACCAAGATGGATGCTTGTGTTGTGTAATCCTACACGCAACTGGGTCTATAGGAAGCTGGTAAAGCCAGTGCAGGACCATAGGGTAGGACTGTTCAACCCTGATCTGTTGATCGATAGGGAAACTCAAGAGCCTATCATTGAGTTGTTCGAGGGATCAACTTACACGAACAAAGAGAACTTACCGGAGGATTACATTCAAGGTTTGGAGAGTGCGTATAAAGGACAGATGAGAGAACGCTACCTGATGGGAGGGTGGGGTGCTTTTGAAGGTCTTGTTTATCCGCAGTATAATCAGGTGGTTCATCTTCTTCCGCAAGATCAGATCATTGACTATTTTGCGAGACAAGTACGTGAGGGCCTCAGACCTGAAGTTATTGAAGCCTACGATCACGGGATTGCGGTTCCGGCTTGTTATGGCATTGGTTTTAGCGATAGTTTCGGTAACGCTTTTCTGATGGGAGGCTTCTATGAAGCAGAACTTAGTCCCGAAAAGATTGCCACTCGTATTAAGAACTTACGAAAAGAAGTCGCTTCAGAGATTGGGTTTGACGCGAGTTTCAAGCCTATCCTTGCTGATCCAGCAATCTTCCGTCGTGGTCCAGGAACAGGGCAAACAGTTGGTATTACTGTCGCTGGATTACTTAGGGAGTACCAAGTAAGCTGCACAAGAGCTAATAATAACATAGTCAGTGGTTTGGCTAAAGTGCAGAGCTACTTGGAGATTGATACTAAGCATCCTCACCCAATGACAGGAGAGTTAGGATCACCAAGATTCTTTGTGTCTAATCACCTTGATTGGTGGGACAGAGAAATAGTGGACTACTACTGGCACAAGGACACTTCAGGAGAGTTACAGGATAAGCCCAATGATCGCAACGATCACGCGATGGATATGACTAAGTACTTCTTCACTAATCGTCCTCGCATTGCGTTGTTTGAGCGTAGGGTGTTCAATCCCAAACCAAGTTACATGCGTTGGGGCGAAGTGAACGACAACACCGCCCCCAATAACAGAAAGCACCGTTATGGCCGATGAATATGATCCGATCGAGAAGAACCTAGAGCGGGTCGGCGCAGGTAGAGGCAAGAAAACTGTTGCTAAGGAACCAGTCTATCAAATGGTTGGTGACAGTAAGATACCTGTGTCTAAAGCTGTTGGCCTAGTATGGCAGAGCCGTAAGGATCAGGGACTTAAGAGTCGTGGTCCTTGTGAGACTGCATGGAGCGAAGCAATAAGGTATTACGACAACGATCAAACCATTCACAGGAACTCTACAGAAGAGAGAGCAGGTAACAAACCCGGCTATCGCTTAAGTGGTGAGTGGAGGGAGACAGAGAATGTCGTTTTCTCTAATTGCAGCATCATGGTTCCAATGTTGTATGCGAAGAACCCCACTATCACTATCACTACAGATGTGGATGCTAACCTCGAACGGGCGAAAGGGATCGAGCGGCTTATTAACGTCTTGCTTGCCAAGAAGAGCGTCCCTGGCCTTAATGCGAAACCCAAGCTACGACGCACTGTACTCACGACGCTCCTTACAAATGCGGGGTTTGTGAAGATTGGCTTCACACTTAAGCAGGATGCTGACGAAGCATCACTACAAGAGTTACAACGCATATCTCAGGAGCTTGAAGAGACTAAGGACAAGAAAACTGTCCTCAAGTTAGAGGGAGAACTCCAGGCACTTGAAGAGAAAGTGTCTCTGCTTACTCCTGCTGGTCCTTGGATGAAGAACCTCTTACCTGATAGGGTTGTAGTTGATCCAAGTAGTACTGAGCCTGATAGCAGTGACGCGAAGTGGATGATGGAGTGGGATTACCTACCAACTGGTTACATCAATGCAGTGTATGGCAGTAAGCACGGTGACGTAACTCGTTCCGTTGCTTATCCTACTCACATTCTGGATGCAGGTGGAGGGAGCAGCAGTGATGTTGAAGAACAGGTTAACACGTTCTCACTATTTAGCAGCGCGGAAGATGCTACCGCGTCAACGTACGGGTACGACTCTGCTATCGCCTTTGAAAAAGCGCAGTATACGAAAGTCTGGTACGTCTGGGACAAAGCAACACGGCGCGTGCTAATGTACGCTGACAACTGCTGGAAATGGCCGTTGTGGGTATGGGATGATCCATTGAGACTTCCCCGGTTCTTCCCATACTTCCGTCTTTGGTTCCATGAGAGCACGAACTCGAACGCACCGAAAGGTGAAGTAACCTATTACTTGGATCAACAGGATGCAATTAATGAGATTGCTGATGAGGTTCGACGCGGTAGGCAATGGGCACGCAGGAATGTGTTGTTCAACAAGAACGCAATCGACCAACACGATGTTGAAACGGTACTTAAGGGCGATGACGGTACTGCTCGCGGTATCGACTTGCCAGAAGGTACGAAGTTAGAGGATCATATCTTCTCGTTCGTTCCTCCTGGACTCAAGATGCCGGAGTTCTTCTCTCCTGATACTAAGTTCCAAGCAATCAATAGGATCACTGGGATCAATGAAGCGCAGAGGGGTGCTCAATTCAAGACCAACACCACGAACAAAGCGGTGGAAACTTACAACAAGAACACTGACATTCGTGTTGAGGAAAGAGTTGACTTGGTTGAGGACTTCATTGCTGACATTAGTTGGAACATCTGTATGCTGTGTTGTACAGAGTGGGACGCAGAAGATGTCACTCCATTCATAGGAGCAAAACTTGCCCAGACTTGGCAGAAAGTTGCTAGCCCTAGAGAGTTTGAGAAGGAGTTTAGCGTTAGGGTTGAGAGTGGCTCTAGTGCGAAACCAAATAGCCGTGAGAAAAAGCAACAGGCGATTGAAATGGGACAGGTGATGGGACAGTTTGCGTCTGCGTCACCTGCTGTTGTTATTCTTATGCTAAAGATGTTCGAGAGAGCATTTGATGAGTTCACCGTCGCTGATGAGGACTGGGATCGTGTCATGGATACCATGATGCAAGGACTTCAGAAAGCAGGCGGTGGTCCCGGTGGGGCACAAGGGGGACCGGGACAACCTCCGCAACCTGGACCTCCGCTAACGGATGAGGCAATGCTACAACAACTAAAGATGAAGATAGCAAAGCTTCCTCCACAAGCACAAGCGAAGTTACAGGAAATGGTGCAAGCTGGTGTGCCTCCCAGTGAAGCATTACAACAGATTGAGGCTCAATTAGGTGGCTTACAACCCCAGTAATGGTGAAGGACGAACTAATGGCCGATGAAGTACAAGACAACATCGAAAAGAACATCGATATAGCAATTGAGGCACAAGATGGTCCATCCGAAACTCCAACTACGCCAGAGGAAGGCGACAAGGAAACAGGTAAGGAGCAGCAGCCTCAAGATCGCCCAAGCGGTGACAGCAACGTTGCTGCACAACCGAAGCCTCCCAAAGAAGGAGAGAAAGAACCGAAGCCTGCTCATGGTCCCAAGGACTTAAAGCTACAAGATGGAACAGTAATCAAAGGTGGACCTGAGCGACGGTTCTATGAGCAGAGAGAGATTGCTAGGCAGCAACTCTCAACACGTGAGCGTGAACTGAATGAGCTTCGTGGGCAGTACAATGCTCTGTACCAAGAGTATCAGAGTGTGCAGAACAATGTGCAGACACTGCATGGTATTGCACCCGATCAGCTTGCGCTTGGTGCTCGTATTGTGCAAGATCTTCAAAGAGACCCCCAGGGCACGTTGAAGAAATTGCTTGCAGAAGCAGCCGCACAAGGCTATAGTGTAGATGAAATTGGAAGCGGCGTTGATATGGCCGCGATACAGCGTTTGATTGATGAACGTCTACCTTTACAGGACAATGTTCCTCAACAAAGCGAACAGGAGCTTATCGACGAAGCCTCAAACGAGGCAAACTTGTTCTTCGGTAGACATCCTGACGCACGACCGCATGATAAGCTACTTGCGAGCGTCTTGCGAGATTATCCCGACCTCTCTTTAGAGGACGCGTATTTCCAGGTTCGTGACGCCTTTCTAGATAAAGGCTACGACTGGTCCCTCAGTCTTGAACAAAATGTAGGACTGGGTGCTCCAAGCGCAAGCGGAGGCGAACAACAGCAACAGCAAATGCCGTTACCACAAGGTAACAACGCGGCAAACGCACCTATCAATGCTGCTGAAGTTAATGCCCTCGCATCCGATGATATGGACACTGGAGACATCGTACGACAAGCGATGCGCGAAAGTGGCCTAAACATTTAGGAGAAAGAAGTGGCACTAGCAACCGTACTCAACTCGACGCTTACTAAGTCGAGGCGGAAGCTAATCATGGCGTCTGTGCGTAGTAATGCGCTCATGGCGTGGGCTTTCGCTAACGATCGCGTCGATTACGAAGATGGGGGGTACGACATTACCAATCCCCTCACCACTGGTCGCAACCCTAACGTAGCGTCGTACGAATACTACGATCAGCTACCTGTGGCACAGACCAACGAGTTCACCACTGCACGCTACTATTGGTCACGCGTTGCAGGTACGGTAATCATCTCAGATCAGGAAGAAGATGAGAACCGTGGTGAAGCAGCCATCTTTAAGCTAATGAAAGCCAAGATGGATGTCCTGGAAGAGAGCATTAAGGAAAAGTTCTCCGAGTACTTGTACGCGGCGGGCGGTGGTACTGATCCACTAGGATTGGCGTCACTAATTCCTGATGATCCGACTTCTGGAGTGCTCGGTGGTATCAACCGTGCTACAGAACCTCAATGGCGTACCTCTGCATACAACTTTGCAGGGGCATTGAACGCAAGTAACATTGAAGAAGCGTTCGATGACATCCTTCTTGATCTTACCTTGAAGGGTGACAAGCCCGATCTCATCCTTGTTGGACGTAACATCTATCGCCTGTACCGTGCTGCGGTTCGGGAGAAGGTTGTGTTCAACTTGAGCGACACCAGTAATGGTAAGCGCATGATGGACCTGGGTTTCACTGGGATCTCTCACCAGAACATCGCAATTCTCTACGACGAGGATTGCCCAGTGAATAAGGCGTACTTCATCAACAGCAAGTATCTTCGCACGACGATCCTGCGTCATGTGAATATGAAGGTGAAGTCGCTCTCCGCACCTTGGGATACTGACGCTCATGGCTCAAGAGTCGTATGGCAGGGTCAGTTCACCCTATGGAAAGCATACCGTACACACGGCGTGCTCATTAACTAAGTAGGCTATTGGAAGGACGAACAATGGCAAGAATACGCGCCCGATACGCTGTTAAAGGCCCTCGGAAAGAGAAAGTAACCTTTACTAAGGCTTGGATGGATGATGAAACCAAATCCTTGCAGCAGGAACAGGTTACTGAAGAAAAAGACTGTTACATGGTCTACTTTCCGCAGGGCCACAGCATTCGTGTAACATCATTCGAGGCATTGAAGGAACTTGGGTTCCACTTGAAGCCTCGAATGGTAGATATGGAGACTGGTGACGTTATCGATAGTGGTGGTGATCCTTACGACTTCGCCAATAACCCACAAGGTGAGGCAATCAACGTCTTAACAGACGAAGAAGAAGTCGAAAGGTTGCGGCCAGCTAGGACTAAAGTAAGGAGCGAATAATGGTACAGAGAGTGGCATCGTTTCGCAACCGTAGGTATAATGCTTACGTCCCTGCGATGGGATATGCAGCCGATGTGATCCACGGTGCTGCATTCGTTGTGGATTTCCTCACCCCTGTTGCTGCCGTGGCAACAAACATCCTTAACTCTATTGCTGGTGTCAGTGGTACACCGTTGACTGTGTTCGGTGCTGACACTGCTGATGCACCTTATGGACGCAATGTTACGAATGGTGCAGGTGGTAGTGTTACCATAAGAGGCAAAGACTACTTGGGGCAGGGTGTATCCGAGACAATTGGTGCATCGCTGGCAGGTAAGAAAGCCTTTAAGTGGATTGACGCTATTGATCCCTTCACTGGTACAGTGATTGTGGGATGGGGAGCACTACTTGGGCTTCCTTATCGCATGGCTGCTGTAATGGAAGAGATCGGTAACGGTGTTGAAGCTGCACCTGGGACTTTGGTTCCCGGTGTACTCACCGATCCACAGACTGCAACAACTGGTGATCCGCGTGGAACCTACGCGCCGACGACTGCCCTCAACGGTAGTAACAGGATCATGGGTAAGTTCCAGCCGTACAATGTCCTCAATGCCAATGGCAACGGGGGATTGCACGGTATCCAAGCGGCATAGACCCGTCATTCGTGGCGGTAGGGGAGTAGTGTAACGTATTCGTCCTTGCGTCGATGCTACTCCCCGCTCTCTTGGAGGGTCATAATGCAGAAAACACTGCAAGCACTCACAGTAGATACAGAACGCATGTTGTATCAGGCGGCTGGCATCAATACACAAGTGTATGCACAAGATGTCATCATGCAGAAGCTACAACACGCGTTTGACAACTGTTTTACTGCGGAGTGGTGGCCCTCCTTTATTCGACGCGAGGCTAGGACACTGGACGGCGCAACTGGTAAGACCACTGCGCCGTTCAACCTTATTCGTGAGTGGAAAGATGTCAACTCGGTGTTCAGGAGAAACTCACAACACCCGTTGCCAACTATGCCGCTCTCATACAACCTATTAGACCTCTCTCCCGGTGCAACTGCAAGGTTCCTGGAACCAAGTAACGATGCAACACTGTTCACAGTCTACCCACTAGGATCAGTAGACGACATTGTTGTGGTTGGACGCGAACGACCCATCAATGAGTTCATTGGCACTGATATAGTGCCGTTCGACAACTTAGCGTTGTGCTACTACGCAGCATGGGACTACTTAGTTGATGATGCCAGTAATGCTGGAGCCGCAGCCAAGATGCAAGGGCTGTTCGATGCTCGCATGGACGCACTCAAGGATGCAGAGTTTGATAATATAGTACTACTCAATCCAAGGAGCGAGCAGATCCCCTCGCAGTGGTACTAATGAGACTAGAGAAGATCATACCCAAGGGATTTAGGATCACTCAGAACCTGCAACCTAGTACGTTGCGGGAGTTTACTGGTGGTTGGAACATCCTTGACGATGATATGAACCTCAGTCACAAGTACGCACGGATAGCGTACAACGTATATGCAGACAATGATGGCACTGTGGCGGTTAGGCAAGGCTATCGGTTGTTTGCAGAGTGTGCGCCTCTGCTGTCCTCAGCCGCATATGCAGTAGAGGCGTACTACTTTAACTCAGCTTTGATAGTGGTGATGAGCAATGGAGAGATTTGCAAGCTGTTGGGCAATGGTGCAGTATCGGTTATATGGTCTGCCGTCATCGCGGCTAGTTTGCCGAATGCTCCTACTGGCTGGAGTTCCCCTGTTGACTTCGCTTCCTTCGCAGAGTTCAATGACCACTTAATAGTGTGCAATGGGCAAGACAAACCGCTGGATATAGACAACCAATTCAGAGTGGAGTATCTACAAGACGCAGCAACTTCACAGAACACTAATGTGCCTATCTGTAAGTATGTGACCGCTATCGCACGGTATTTGGTGATGGCGGGTGATCCTTTAGAACCTGATCGTGTACACATAAGCGCAAGGGATGCACATGGAACGTGGTACGGTGATGAGGAACCTAATGATGGTACTCGTCTTGACGTGGGATCTATTCTTTCTGGGGCTACTACTATACGTGGTCTGCTCACATTTCGCGGTAGACTAATTGTGATGTTTGCAGAAGGATTACTCTTTGGTGAGTTGGGACAATACGATGAGAATGGCAACCATACTCCCAACTTTGAGGATGGAGTATCCGGTTACGGATCGATTAGTCACAGGAGCGGTATCGCTTATGGTGACGACGGTTTGTTTATGGATCTTGAAGGAGTGCCTAGTATTAAGCGTACTGCACTGTCAACGAGTTTCAAGCCGGAACGGGTTAGCGATCTTGTTGATCCAGCGATAAAGCTAGCACTTAAGCCACTCTCATTTGAGGCGATGGAGAACCATGTATTTAGTGTGTACAACAGAGCCAATGGACAATTCATGTTGTTCGTTCCAAACGCAGAAACTGTTGCAGACACAACCGAAACACGAGCCTTTGTATATAGCTATCGTCCCTCTCTTCGACAGGAAGCATGGAGCCTCTTCGGCAACTGGAACTTCACTTGCGGTGTTCGATCACTCACTGGAAGGGTATTCTTCGGGGACAAGAACGCTAAGATTTGGGTACTAGGAAGTGACGATGATCCTATCTACACTGATAATGGTGCACCCATCCCGTTTGATTGGGAACTCCCCTGGCTTGATTTCGGACAACGCACTAAGTCTAAGACCTCAAAGCATATATCATTCGATACACGAGGGCTTAGTGAGTTCGACTGTCGTATGTATGTTGACAACTTCTACACGAACAAAGGTGTAGATAGCCCCGCACTCAGGACAGAGTTTAGCGGTGGAGGACAAGGACACTTTGGTGAAGGCCCGCAACCATACGGGGGCGGTAGGAATACTGCTCGTAAGTGGCACTATACGTGGCCCGCCAAGTTCCAGATTGCTAAACTGCGGTTCAGTGGCAACTCAGATGCTGGACTGTCGTTTGTGTCAATCTCCCTACACTATCTGCTAGGGGGTATCAACAGATGAGCATTTATGGTTACACCTATAGTGGTTTTAAGTTGATCGACTTCAACTCGGACAACTGGCATGACGACGAATGGTACAACTGGACCTTATTGGACTCAATGTTCCAGGCTTCGTTCGGAGACGTGGCCCTACCAATCGTTGGTGGAACAGCTAATGCAATCACACTTAACTACACTCCAGACAGGGTGTTGGCTAACGGCCTTACAGTCGTGTTCATTCCCACAGCAAGTCCAACTGGAGCTACCACTATATCAGTAGATGGTAATCCACCGAAGCCATTGCTGATCTTGGGTAATCCTGTAGTTGCTGGTGACTTCCTGGCTGGTGAACCTGTTAAGGCTATCTATGATGGTGCTGTGTTCAACACTGTTGCACCGTTGAAGAAGTTCTCCAAGATCAACATCATTGCTGGACCTGTTGGTGGTATCCCCAATCCGATCGCGGATGATCTCACTATATCACACAACGAGAACGCAGGGATCACTGTACTCACTCCTAACAACTTGAATGCTACAATAGCGTTCGCTGACACTGACCATAGCCTAGCAGGGTATATACAGTATCAGCACACCACTGATAGTATAGTGTTCGCCAGAGATACACTGCCAACGATGGTCATTGATGCTGTTGGGCTGTACATGGCTCGTGGTAACTATAGACTGAACCTGGCAGGAGCTAACAACTTCCAGATTGCAGAGCACGCACCTAACGTAACACGGTTGGGTTCTGATGGTACTGCTAATGGGCTGCTGATTGACAACATCACTGGTGCAGTTACTGCTATGAATGGTCTAACAGTTGTTGGACCTATAGTTGGAGGCTCAATTGACATCAGTACTGCCACAGGCATCCTTCCAATCGCTCACGGTGGTACTGGTGGTCACGACCCTGCTTTGGCTAGGGCTAATCTGGAACTCAAAGCACTTTCCATTAAAGATAATGTTAATAACGCTGACTGGAGTGGTACTGATCTTGCTGTGGTTAACGGTGGCACTGGAGCTTCTGACGCCGCCACCGCTCTCACGAACTTAGGTGGACAACCACTAGACGCTGATCTAACTGCAATAGCTGCACTTGCTACACAAGCGTACGGTAGGAGCTTCCTAACACTAGCTGATGCTGCTGCGGGACTTAACTTGCTCACAGCATTGGGGTTCGTGTCTGCTTCGTTCGGTGCTGGCACACTAGATGTACGCATTAGGCTCAATGCTACTGATACTTTGATGATCCAAGGTGGTACGGGGTCACTAGCAGGCAACACCTTAAGCTCAGTAGCGTTCCCTGTGCCTTATTCAGTGGCTCCTGTGTGTGTCATCTGTGGTGGTGACAACAACATCAACAACGAAGGTGACATTCACCCCTATGCAGTAGCATCTACCGCTAGCATACAGATAGTTAACTCAACTGACTCATCAGGTGTATACACTTGGCTAGCTATAGGGAAGCTGTGATGCCACTTAAGAGAGGTAAGAGCCAGAAGGTGATCGGTGAGAACATCAGGGAACTGAAGAACACCGGAAGGCCCACTAATGTAGCGGTTGCTATTGCCATGCGTAAGGCAGGCAAGGCTAAGAAAGGTAAGCGCAATGGTTAAACTAACTGACTATCTGCGTGACATTATAGATAAGCAAGCAGCACTAAAAGCAGCTGCTCCTGCTACTGCACCTGCGTCAACTGCGCCTGTTACACCGCCACCGGAAGTCATTGATCCTGCTAAGATGACAATGGCGCGGCAAGCAGCGATACAACGTGCAGAACTTGGTCTACGCTCTCAGGGACTCGATCCTAAGCTATACATGGATGCAATCAATGCTGAGTTTGACAAGGTAGCGGGCACCGCTGCTCTACACAAAGATCCTTACTCTATCTTCAGTGACGACATCGCAACAAATGTTGTGAAAGCACAGAACGAGACGAAGAAACAAGAGTTCATGAAGGACTTTGAAGGTCGCTTCGGT